CCCTCAGCGGCGTGTACGATATATGTATCACCCTCACGCCCAAAATCAGCAAGCATATCAGCCGCTCGACGCACAGACTCAAGGCCACCTGTCGGCACAAGTGGCGCATTTTGTATTTCAAATGGGAGCGTTGCTATACCTTGCATCATAAAACCTCGTTATAATGTGATGCAGGGTAGCTATTCCTGTAATTTGCTGATCTTAGCATACCCTTATTAATCCTTTTTCGCAACCTATGAACTTCCACCTGACATAGCTTCAGGCACAGTTACTTGGATAACAGTACTTCTTTTTTCTGTACCCAGCCATGGATTACCACAATCAGGGCAATTACCATCCGGATAACTTGCTATTTCGGCAGGGGTATCTACCTCATTAGGGCAACTCGCACAGTGAACAATATCACGGCTTGTTGAAGGTTTCCATTTAGAGCCATCAGGCATTGTTAATATATCAGTCATGGTGTACTCACTGTTACAGTTCCAACGGCGGTAATTCCGGCTGTTGTTCCCGCCAAAACATCGTTCTCACGAACAATTTTTACAAATCCATCTTTTTCATATAAATCGCCCACTTGCAATATTCCACCTTCACCAGAAGTTGCAATATTCGGTATATTAGATATAGGCGACCTTACTTCATCAATAACAAAATCAAGGTTGCGAGCTAACTGGTTAGCAAAAGTTTGATCATACTGTTGCGGCGCAACAGGTATAATCGTACGGATAACTTTGCCACCCGCACCATTACTCATCTTCTACCATCCGGACGAGCATCTAAGCGTGGCGCACCTAACCGCCATTTTACGCCCAATGCGTCACTGCTGACTTTTAAAGCCATAGAACGCCCTCTGGCTCGCACAAATATTTGGTCAGTATATTGTTCAATAGGGCTGGCTACTGCACGAGTAACTGTCCCACTAGGGCTTTCTGTATACGGGTCGCCACTAAAATCACGGCTAGACATTGTAAATACTGCCGCAGGAGAAGCCGCTTCTGAACCATTAAAGGTAAGGTCAGGCAATACTCGGCGTATCAGCATAAATTGGTCGCCATCACCAATATCAAAATCAGAGGATTGGATGTACGCATCTATGGCTACAGCAGGGTTTACACTACCATCATCGAACCCATACTCATGGTCATATAGGTAGCCATCTGTACCTGTAGCCTGTGGGTAACTACGAGTTCCTGCCGCACGGTCATTCCATGCAGTACGCACCATAGAACCATAATACCAAACCTGTTCTGCATAATTGAACACCACATAACGGTCAATTTCATCAGAACTGGCAGAACAATAGAACCACCAGATTTCACTCTGGCTGGCTAGGCTACCCGCATGAATCTTAAATGATTGGTTACGGTTTAGATCACTAAACACATAATCCCTTACCGAGCACGGTATGGGTGTTACGCGACCATCGTAAATATAGAAGTTTTCTTGACCCATCCAAAACACAAGGTCATTAACACTAATAGCGGCATTAGGGCTGGCAATACGAATATTATCTGCTAACAACGCTGTTCCAAAAGTATATGGCGCACCTACATATTGGATAGAGTGCAAACTATGGTCTGTCCAAACTAGGAACTGGCGGCTGGTACGCACCGCTGTGATTATTTCAGAACCCTGTGATAACCGCAAATCCCCTGCTGTATTTGTAGCCGTAGGATTCCAATCTGTAATAGATTCTTGGTCAGACCAACGGATTAACAAAGGGTCTTGTATGCTAGTGCCTATTGTATTTGCGCCAAAACAAAGCACATGGCGGTCAACATCAGATACCATTACTTTACGAGCAACGGTAGGAGCATCTATTGCACCAGATAGATCAGTTATATTTACCCCTCGCGCGGAAACACCACCTGTTGCATCCCAGTAGTAAACGCCACCATCCGCTTCGTTAAAGATTAAATCTTCACCAAAATCATCGGCAAACCATAAGCGTAATGTTTCACCCGCTAGTGACCCTACCGTACTGCCCCAAGTAAATCTGCCCCAAGTACCCGCACCCCAGCCTGTGCCAAGAACAGTAGTATTAAGTCCAACAGATATTTGATAGGCAACCTGTACTGAACCACCACCGCCCGAAACAGAGCCAGCCGTAGCAGAACCACCTGTATCTACTTGGTATGAGTTAGCTGAAATCACATTTGTGATAGTTAACTCTTGGTTTAGATCGCCTGTGCCTAACCCGTCAAATGCAGTAGCACCACTAATAGTTATAAAATCACCAAGGGAAGCACCATGACCTGTATCATTGATGGTTATTACACCACTCCCCGCCGTAATAGAATCTAGAGGGTCTGTGCCTAGAGTAACTGTTCTACGGATAGGTGTAATGTCATTTAATGTGCCATCTTCTTCTAAATACACCTTTTGCTCAGTACCTATAAACAAAAGGTTAGAAGAATCTAGCGTAACAAAATCATGTATTTTGCGGGGGTCACCAATATACGCTGAGTCATTAACTTTAGTCCAACCGCCAATACGCTCCACATAACCATAACGGAAGCGTATTTTATCACCGTCAAACCAACCACCCTCATTAGAGTAGTTGGTTCCCTCACGGTTGATTCCAGGCTTAAACTGTAGCTTACTCAGCGGCATTGCTACCTCTTATGCGTAAGGGCTTGTACCGAGTAAATCAGCATCCCATGCGGCTTTTAGGCTGGCAATATCACTAGCACTATCTATTGCTGATGCGGCGGGTGCATCACGAAGGCTGGTTTTCTTTGCAACTGATGCGGCTTTCGCTGTAGCATCGTCTGCTTCCATTGCTTTCATGTACACAACATCTTCTGCATCAAGCAGGGGCTTACGAACTTCCCGGATCTTATCCCGAAAAATTTCTTTCGCTTTAGTCATATCTTCACTGATAACAGTGCCAGACAGTGACCATGCGCCACGAAAGTGACGGTCAGAAGGCATGGTAACTTCTGCGGCATTCGCTTGATTACCATCCTTATCTACAATATAGACTTCAGGCATTTTAATCTCCTATGCTACCATGTCTACGGCGACATCTTCGCTAATACGCCACGCATTTCGCCATTCGCGTGTTTGTGGCAACTGCTGTTTTTTGCAGATTACCAACTTGGGTTTATTGCCCGTGTTCCATTCGCGCCACACATCCTGTGGTACATCCTTCATAATCAAGTACTCAATTGCCTGTTCCTCTGTCATTGCTGGCATTGGTTCTGTTGTGTGTAACAGGTAGCCACGAGTATGTTTCTTAAAGTCAGGCTGTGCTTCGTCTTTTGCCAATTCCCAGTAAACCCACACAGGCGGGAGGATGCCACCTTGAAGCGCACAACTTAGCCAGTTCGGGTCAGGCACAAGTATCTTGGCGCACTCGTCCACGCTGTCCTCATAGACAACACGGTAATCCGACTGCACCGGCTCAAGGTTTTGCTTTGCCCAGCCCAGACGGTCAAAGAGATGTGTGCCTTTGAAATCAGGTGTCTGCATTAGGCGAGGTCTCCAAAAGCTAAATAATTTACGCGAGCCGTATCCACAGAAATATGTGTACTTATACTTAATGTCTCACAATTTCCGCTTGTTCCTGTTGTCTGGGCAGTGTCCTGAAGCCTAAAAACTGCCCCGTTATTGCTTGCTCCTACACCTTCATCGCCGCAAGAACCCATATATGAAAAGTTTATATTTGCAAAACTGTTTGTAAAAGAAACAGTAGACTGCCCCACACCGCTTTCATCTGTAAGACTACTTGCATTAAAGCTATCTATTATAGTATAGACAGCGTTTTGTTGGTTTGACTTACATCTAACTTTTGCTACACCGTCAACCACATACTCCGTACCCACGCTTCCCGCTGTGGAGTGTTGGATGTCATCTGCTACTATTGTTCCAGCCATTATGGTTTCTCCGGCCATACTACATCATCAAGTGATGTGTATGTGTTGGTTATGTCACGCAATGCTTGGCGATAATCAAGCTGGGCTTGTGTTGCCGTTGCCGTATCGCTAAAGACCCAATAATCAGTTTCGGCAAGAAGCCTGTTGCGTTCTTGGCGCACTTCAAGAAGTTTTTGCTCTGTAAGCATTTCAGCGGCTTTGACAGAAATCGCTGAACTATCTATTGAAATAATCTGTCCAGTTGCATCGTATGCGGTGATGTTGCCGTTTGCATCTTCATCAATGCGGACAGCATTAGGATAAAGAACTTCTGTTGCGTTAGAATTATTCATCCCGACACCTCCATAAGAGTAAGCGTTGAGGAAAACCCACTGGATTGGTTGTAGTTTCTGTTTAAATAAAGTGTTACCGTTCCTGTGTGGGCTGTTACTTGCAAAGTATATGTTACTGCGGAGGTTGTCGCAGGGGAATCTAAATACATATAACCCACATTGGGGGTAAGTCTTTCACCATTACTTGCTGAAGAAACATTATTTGCCGTTACACCTGTGATATCTGTTCCATCTCTATCAATCCGAAACTGCATACCACCGTTAGATGTGGTGTAATTAGGCGCACCAACCGCAGACATCATTACTAAAATTCGATTAGATGCTGATGTTGGAGTTATACTTAAAGTCAATCCTGTATCTTGCCAAGAACCAACAGAAATACTGCTAAATGTTTGCGCCGTAGTATATTTGGTGCTTTGAATTTGGTTAATTATTTCACCACCACCTACAATCTGTACAGCCATTTATTTACCCTCCATCAGACCAGCGATGTTTGTTACTTTTAATGTACTCATGCTAAGTCTCCTAAAACAGCTAGATTCACTCTGTCCGAATCATTTGCGGTATCGCTATTTGACGGCATAGGGTTCACTCTAATAACAGTAGTGGTAG